CAATAGCTTTAATTACATCATCATCATCTACAACTGCTCTAGCAATTTGTTTATCTATTTCTTTTTTAAATGTTTCTGATTGTACTCCACTTGCTTTTGCTTTCTGTAGGTAATCTAAATCACTTGCAAAATCTCTTAAATCAAAAGACTCAGGATAGATAATCTCACCATCAAAGACTTTGTTCTGCCACTTAGCAAACAATCTCCATATATGTTCCTCTGCATTTTCTAAGTAATCTGCTTTCTCACTTAGTCTTGCATTTAAAAGAGAAAACTCAGTCTGTAAAGCTATACCACTTTGAACACCATTAGTTGTTGACCTTACTGCTCCCATGTGAGTAATTCTATTAATAGCTTCCACCTTCATATTAATATTGTTCATAATAGCATCTAATGATTGTGAACTTGGTTGAATGATATAAGGCTTTAAATTTGAGTCTAAATCTTCAGGCATTTCTATAATACTACCTGCTCCTGCACTTGCTTCTACATTAGGTGTTTTAACTAATGATGGGTGATTAGATAATCTAATAACTTGTTCAATCTCTGAATAGTCGTTGTAAATAGACTGTTGTAATTCTGCAACATCATTCAGGTCAGATATGCCTATGCCTCTGCGTTGTGATTTTTGATTATATAAAACAACAGCAGGTATCTCACCTAATGCGTTAGGAACTTCATCTAATAATACAGGTTTAGCAGTAGAATAACCTTTGCTAAAGTCATCAACTCTATATGTGCATATATCTTCTAGTGACCATACTTTAATAATTGCATCATCATTTTCTAAATTCTCTAATAAGGTTAATGATGTTAAATAAAATCTACCATTAGCTAATCTTTCATAATTCCAATTTAAAACATTCTCAGGTGTATAAAGACTCATATAAGGTCTAATGTCTTGCTGTAATTCTTCAGCTCTAGTATTAGTCACTATGCTTGGCTTATCTAATATTGCCCAACAAGTACCATAGACACTTGCGTTGACTTGCATTTCTCTAATAATATTATTAAAACTTCTTCCGTCTAAATCTGCATCAACTAAAAATGATTGTAATTGCTCATCACCTGCCATACTTCCATAATCTCTTGTAGGTGGAACTCTAAATAAAAATGATGAATAAATTTGCACTACATTCTTACAATGATTATCGATTGCTGTGTTATTTGCTCTTTTTAAATATTCTTCATCAGTCTCTAATGTGTATCTATTGAGTAAATAACCATTCTGATAATCCTTACCACCAAGATAAGAACGCAAATGAAAATTCCAATCATGGAACTTATCTTGATAATTCATGTGCCTAGATGTTAAGTATTCTCTTGTATAACTAGCCATTATGACCACCTCTTGGGTTTGCTTGGATTAAAGTCTCTGCGAATTGGGTATAAATATTCTATCATGTAACCTAGTGCGTCATTAAAATGGTCGTAACCACTATCCTTGTCAGGAATAACTGTACCTTCCTTATAAATTTGTCTTTCCAAAGATTTTATAACATTTTTACACTTGTTAGCAATAAATAAACTATATTTGCCTTTAGCTGTTTTTAATTTTGCGTTCACACTATTAATCCTATCTCTCACAAGTGGGTGAGTATTTCTAACTCTAATATTAAATCCTGCGTTTTTTAATATAGCAATATCAGTTACACCACCTGCTGATGTCTTTCTTTGTTTAGCAGCAGGGTCAGGATATACAATAATATTATAATTATAATATCTGTTCTTTAATTCTTGTGCCATTTCTTGTGTGTTAGAAGAATAGATTTGAATTTCATCATAGATATAAACATCATCATCTTTAATTTCAGCTATAATTGCCGTCATGGGGTCAATGTTAAAGTCCATACCTACATGAATAGTATTTGTTTCATTCTCATATTTAGGGATTATATTCTGTGTTCTATCAAAGTTATAATAGATTTGCCCTGCATAATTAACAAATGATGCTTCGTATTCTTGTTTAAATGTTCTTTCATCTAAATCACTTCTTGCTTGTTCTACTTCGTTGGCAGGAACTTGACCACCTTCCAATGTAGTATATTGAAAACTTGCCCATTCAGGGTCATCATTAGCTTTGGTAAATAGATTATAACTCCAATTACCATAACCTCTAGGAGTACCACAGAATAAAGCAGAGCCTTGTTTGTCAGATAAAGTTGCTCTTAGCACTTCATACCAAGTATGATTTTTAATGTCAGAAAATTCATCTAGTATAAGGAAATCTAAACCCACACCCCTAAGTGAGTTCTCATTGTCTGCACCTCTTAATGATATAATAGAGTTATTTCTAAGGGTTACTGTAAGGTCAGAATTATTAACAGATTTGAGCCATTTATGTTTTCTTAGTTTATTCAGGAGTTCTCGCCAAACAATGTCTTTAGCCATTCTATAAGATGGTGCAACATACCAACATTTCTTTTTAGGATATCTAGCAAACCTAGCTAATTCATTAATGGCGATATATGTCTTACCAAATCGTCTACCGGATATAAGAACTCTAAACCTTTTAGTGCTTTCAATAATAGTCTTTTGAGGTTTAGTAAGTGGCATTAATCATAAGACCAAGCTAAAGGCTTATCATCATCAGTACTCTCTATACCATCTTTTTGACCTAATATTTGCTTACCTAACCATATTAGAATTGCTGCACTTCCCTTCTCAGCAGCTTTAAATTGGAGTTGTCTGAGCCTCAACTTCTGTTCTGCTCTACCTTTTCTCAAATATTCCGAATAACCCTTCTCGATTGTGTCAGGTGAACAACCGAAGAAATCACCTATTTCTATGTTTGTACAACCAAATCTAGCTAAATTTTGCACTTGTTCTGTATCTATTATATATTTTTTTGGTCTTACCATTTTTACCTCTTTAAACCTGAGTGTAGGTTATTTTAATTTAGTGCCACAGTTAGGACAGCTTTTGTCTGTCTTAATCTTTACACCTTCTTCTTTTTCGAATGTTACAAACTCCTCTAGTTCTGTTTCGTCAAATCCTAAATTACTCAATTCATAATTATTATCAAGTAAATCTGCAAACTCTTTATGTAGTAATCCAAAATCCCATTCACTAAATTCATTAGTTTTATTATCAGCTATACGATATGCCTTTGCTTTTTCAGGAGATAAGTCTGCAATTAATACAGGAATACTCTCACACTTTAATAATTTAGCTGCTTCGTATCTTGAATGTCCAACAATAATAACTCCTGCTCTATCTACTACTATGGGTTGTTGCCAACCAAACTCTTTAATTGAGTCTGCAACCTTCTTAATATCCTTTTTTTTTCTTGGATTTCTTTCGTATGGCTTGATATCCGTAAGAGCCTTTTGATGTATTATCATTAATGCTTTGTATAGGGTTCTATTATAGTACCCACATAGCCAAGTTCAGTAACAATGCTATCAATTAAGTCTTGTGCATCTTCTCTACTTACAAAGTTAGCAAATTTTAAGATAGCTGAATGTGTTCCATTCTTTTCCTCAATGATAAAAAAATTATTATTATCTTTTTCCATACCTAAATTGGTACATGAGATATGTTGATTTGACAATGGTAAATAATCTATATTTTTCTATAACTTCTTTATGAAAGTTTTCCATATTACACAAAAATCTATTCTTTTTTTTCTAAATCTATTTCAGTTTGGTGATAATAGGCATGAAAATATTAAGCACTATATTGAGATAGAGTATAAACCCATTGATAGAGAATGGGCTTATACTAAGTTTAAAAAATAGTTAATTATAATAATTCAGTTCCGTCATCTTTTAAAAAATAACATTTACCTGTATCAGGATTTATTCGTACCTCTGCAGATGGTATTTTGTACTTTTTTTCTTTTTGTTTTTTGTATCCTGCCTTATAGCCTAAGTCATAAGTTTTTTGTAATGTTCTGTGTATTTCTATAAGTTGTTCTGATAAATTTGGTTTTTTAGTCATTATATGTCTCCTTTGCAATTTGTTTTAATCTCTTCAAAGTTGTAAGTGAAGTATAATTA